AGTTATAAACTTGACTTTATTGGTCAACTAGAACTTGGTCGTGGTAAAGATGAAATGCCATACCCTACATTTAAAGAATGGTACGAGAAAGACTTTCAATCATTTGTTGATTACAATATACAAGATGTAGAAATTGTTGATGGCCTAGAAGATAAACTAGGTTTAATTGACCTATCATTAACTGTTGCCTATGAAAGTAAAGTAAACTATGGTGATATATTTTCACAAGTTAGAGTATGGGATACTTTGATAGCAAATCATTTAATGAAAAAAAATATATGTGTACCTCCTAGAGAAGAACATATAAAAGAGACGAAGTATGAAGGCGCTTATGTAAAAGAGCCTCAACTTGGTCAGCACAAGTGGGTTGTTTCGTTTGATATTAACTCCCTATATCCACATATTATCATACAATATAATATTTCTCCAGAAAAGATATTAGGCGTTAAATCATCTGGCGTTTCCGTAACAAAGATGTTATCAAACCAAACACCACTTGCTCATTTAAAAACAGAGGGTGCTTGTATTACACCTAATGGTGCTATGTTTAGAAATGATAGTCAAGGTTTCTTACCTGAAATGATGGAAACAATGTACAATGAGCGTGTAATTTACAAGAAAAGAATGTTAAAAGCAAAACGAGAATATGAAAAAACAAAAGACCCTAAACTTGTAAAAGAAATATCTCGTTGTCATAATATACAATGGGCAAGAAAGATTGCCTTAAACTCAGCTTATGGTGCTGTTGGTAATCAATACTTTAGATACTATGATGTAAGACAGGCAAGTGGTATAACAACTGCTGGCCAATTTATTATTAGATTTATAGAAACTAAAGTTAATGAATACTTAAACAGAATATTACAGACACACGACAAGATAGATTATATCGTGGCCTCAGATACAGATTCAATTTATGTTACACTTGACAAGTTAGTAGAAAAAACTTGTGAGGGTAAGACTAATGACCAAATATGTAATTTTATTGACAAGGTTGTTGGCAGTAGAATAGAACCATTTTTAGAAAAATGTTTTGGTGAATTATCTGATTACACAAATGCCTTTAAAAATTGTATGGTGATGAAACGAGAAGTTATCGCTGACAAGGGTATTTGGGTGGCCAAAAAGCGGTATATGTTAAATGTACTAGATGAAGAAGGCGTAAGACTTTCTGATCCAAAGTTAAAACTAATGGGTATAGAAGCTGTCAAGTCTAGTACACCGCAGGTCTGTCGTGGTAAAATTAAAGAAGCTATTAAGATTATAATGGCTAAAGAACAATCAGATTTACATAAGTTTGTGTCAGAATTTAAAAAAGAATTTTTAGAACTACCTGCTGAGGCAATATCATTTCCTAGAAGTTGTAATAACATTAAAAAATATAGAGACAGCAATAGTGTGTTTATTAAAGGCACACCAATACACGTTAAAGGTGCTTTGATTTACAATCATCAACTAAAACAATTTAATCTAGGTAGAAAATATCCTTTTATACAAGATGGCGATAAGATTAAGTTTCTTAAATTACTAGAGGCAAATCCATTTAAGTTTGATGTAATAAGTTATATGACAAAACTACCAACAGAATTTAAACTAGAACAATATATTGATTACGAACTACAATTTGAAAAAACATTTTTAGATCCTATGAGATTTATATTACAAGCGATAGGCTGGAAACACGAACCAACGGCAAGTTTAGAGGCATTTTTCGGATGATTACTAGTTTATTACTTTTGTATTTTACAATTTTTGTATTCTTTAATTTTGGTCAAAACATAGCTAGAACACCAATGGATACAAAAGTATTTTTAATTATAATGTTATTGATATGGATATTAGCAAAAAATATAACATAATTTATTCTGATCCACCTTGGACATTTACAACTAGGTCTGATAAAGGCAAGGGTAAAAGTCCAGAAAATCACTATAATTGTATGTCATTAAAAGATATTTGTAATCTACCAGTAAATAATATTGCTGAGAAAGATTGTGTATTGTTTATGTGGGTTGTTGACCCTTTATTACATAAAGCATTTGAAGTCATAAAGGCCTGGGGCTTTGAATATAAAACGGTAGCGTTTACTTGGGCAAAACAAAATAGAAAATCACCTGGTTTTTTTACAGGTTTAGGATATTGGACTAGAGGCAATCCTGAAATGTGTTTACTAGCAACTAAAGGAAGACCTAAAAGAGTTAGTAAATCAGTAGCACAATTAGTCATAGATATTCGTAGAGAACATAGTAGAAAACCAGATAGAGTTAGAGATGACATTGTAAATTTATGTGGTGATTTACCTAGAATAGAATTGTTTGCTAGACAAAAAACACAAGGCTGGGATGTATGGGGGAATGAAGTATGACGGTAACAATAGCAATAGCTTGTAGCTTAGTGCCTATTATATTAATAGTTGGATTAATGGTGATGTGGAATAATGAAGACCCTAAATAAAGATCAGGCATTATATTGTGCTAAAATATTTAATGATTATTTTGGCCAGTTTAATAGAATAGATGAGTATATGAGAGACCAAAAGATGTCTCAATTAAATGATACTATATCTGCCAGTTTACCTGGTATGGGTCCTGAAACAGAAATATTTGATAATTTTGATATGAGTCCACAAGATATGGACTTTGAAATTACAGAGCCAGATAATACAACATTTGATTCATTCTTAAATTTAATATCTTCACACACTAATATGTCAAGTGTGCCTGGTAAAAATTTAAAGATAGGTGTAAAAGAAAAGAATACTAATAAGTGGGTAGGTTTTATTAGATGTGGCTCGCCTGTAATTAATATGAAACCACGAAATGTTTTATTAGGTAATGTACCAGAGTTGGTAACATTTAATAAAACTTCTATTATGGGTTTTGTAATAGTGCCAGCACAACCATTTGGTTATAATTATCTTGGTGGTAAACTATTAGCTGCCATATGTTGTAGTCATTGGGTAAGAGAAAAATTAAATAACAAGTATGGTATGAACTTATCATTATTTGAAACAACAAGTTTATATGGTAATAGTAAATCATCTAGTCAGTATGATGGTATGAAACCTTATTTAAGATATAAAGGTCTAACAGTTAGTGACTTTATACCTTTGATACACGGTAAACCTTTCCACGATTTATCATCTTTTGTAGAACAACACGTAGGTAAATTAGTAAAAGATGACGCCTCTAGTAGAAAATTAAAACTAACAACGGCCATTATTGGTTTAGTAAAAAGAAGTTTAGACGGCAATGATTTAGATATGTTTAATACAACTATCAGTAATGCTAAAAAGTTAACAGAAAGAAAAAGATATTATACTTGTAATTATGGTATTAAGAATTATATAGATATTATAAATGGCAAAACTAAAGAGATGATCAGAGATGATAACTACGATAAGTTTAACCTAAATAATATTATAGAGTGGTGGAAAAAGAAAGCGACCAATAGATATAATAATCTTAAATCAGATAATAGAATGAGGAGAGAACTTGAAATATGGTCACCGAATGCTCAAATACAAATTATCAGATGATTACAAAAGAACAGTACAAAGATTTAAAAGAATATTGGGACTATCAAAGAATGATTGCCTATAATAAAGAAATGGTCTTTATGATGGCTGATAACTTTGAGGGTAGAGTTTATAATGATTTTGGTATGGTAAACATAGATGAGATGAAAAATTTATTATGGACTAGAGTTAGGCCTGAAGATTATGAAGAGCCAAGAAAAGGTTGGGTGCCAGAGGATCCTAAATTAAGATTCGAATGGGAAGGGCAAGCTCATATGCCAAGATTAGATTTTGAATTACCAAAAACCAGAAGTGGTAGACCGGTAGTATTGAGAGCAAAAAAGAATGATAAAAGTATTTGACGATATAGTAGATATATTTGACCAAGAAATAATTAAACATCAAGTTATGAATGAGACTTGGTTTCAATATATAGATGATGTATCAATAGCAAACAATCAACATCAAAGACGACCAGGTTTTAAACACGTATTTGATTTAGATATGTTACACGATAGTATAAGAAAAGTTGTTAACAATTGTAATAAAAAAATAGGTAGAAAACCCATACAATTAGTTGATCAGTTAGTTGGTGATAGAATATTAGAGGCTAGGTCTTTCTTACAATTACCATTAGATACAAATTTTGCTGGCACAGGTGTTGATTCACCACATTTAGATAGATTTGAACCACATTTAGTATTTCTATATTATGTATGTGATAGTGATGGTGACACAATAAT